TTGACCTTTAACGGTGAAGAAATGCAGGTCGGCGGAAACATCCGCAACGCATACATGAACAGCAAATCGGGCAGAGAACAGCTCAAAACGGTGCTGTCGGACGAATACTACAACGCTGTTATGGCTGTATGGGGTGATAATCCAACCATTGATGAGCCGACAGAAAGCGAGGTGTAAAGCGATGAAGATTGATATTGTACAGCTTGCCGAAATCATATCTGCGTTAGCTTTAATTGGCGGTGTTGTATTTGGTGTTTTTAAATTTATCGAAAACAACAAAAAGCAGAACGCTGAAATCAAAAAAATCAAAGGCGAGCAGACCTTGACAATGTATGCACTCCGTGCGTGTCTTGATGGTCTGAAACAGCAGGGTTGTAACGGCAGAGTTACCGAGGCTATCAATAAGATTGATAAGTACCTCAACCAGTCGGCACATTCGGCGGAAGATTTAAATTGAAAGGATGATAATAATGAAAATGACAAACAAAATCTATGATGTACTTAAATACATTGCTCTTATCGTACTGCCTGCAATCGGTACACTTTACTTTGCCGTAGCAGGCATTTGGGGCTTGCCATACGGCGAACAGATTGTAGGCACTATCACAGCCGTTGACACCTTCTTAGGCGCTCTGCTCGGTTTATCAGCTTACAAGTACAACAAAAATGAAAGTGAGGAATGACTATGAGTAATTCAAAACTTGTAAATTACACTAAATTATCGCCAAATCACAGCGGTAAGCGTACACACAGCATTGACCGAATCACTCCGCATTGCGTAGTCGGACAGTGCTCTGTTGAAACTCTCGGAAATATTTTTCAGAACACAGCTTGTGAGGCAAGCTGTAACTACGGAATCGGCTATGACGGCAGAGTGTTGCTTTGTGTTGATGAGGGCAATCGCTCTTGGTGTTCATCAAGCAATGCAAATGATCAGAGGGCAGTCACAATCGAATGTGCAAGCGACACGGTAGCTCCGTACACCATGAACAGCAAGGTGTATAACAAACTCGTTGCACTCTGCGTTGACATCTGCAAGCGTAACGGCAAGACTAAACTGCTTTGGTTCGGTAACGAGGACAAGACGCTAAATTATTCGCCAAAATCAGGTGAAATGGTCTTGACTGTACATAGGTGGTTTGCAAATAAATCTTGCCCAGGTGACTGGCTCTATAACAGGCTCGGCAATCTTGCAGATGAAGTAACCGCACAGCTCAGCGGAAAAACAACAAACACGGAGGAAGAAGAAATGATTAAATACGGCGCACATAACACAGCAACACTTGCATTCAAGAAACAGTTGATTACTTTATACAATATGAAAATCATCAAAACCAAGGTCGATAATTCAAACGGTTTCGGTGACGGAACGCTTAAAGCCGTCAAAGAGGCACAGAGAGCAGGTAAGGTCACGGTTGACGGCATTGTCGGCGAAAAGACAATCAACGCTATCTATTATCTCATTAATGATTGCAACTGGGCTAAAGACAAGAAAATTGCAAATGCAAAAAAAGCACTTGGCTAATTAAAATCTAAAGGACATTTTTAATGTCTTGACAAACACATAATTGCAAAAATATTCCCCTCACCTATAAGTTAATATAGGTGAGGGGAGTTTGTTATTTGCTGTTATTTTCTTTCGCAATCCTTTCAAGCTCGCGGATTACAAGTTTTTCGACATAGGTAGGAGGCGTCCTCGTGCAGGTTTCCCAGTCTCCTATGGTTCTTTTTGGAATTTCGAGCAATTCGGACATTTGAGCCTGTGTTAATCCTGCTTTTTTTCGTGCTTCTTTAATTGTCAATCTTATCAACTCCTTTCATGAAACCGTCAATCCAAATGACCTTACCGGTCTGATATCTGCGGAAGTGTCCGCGAACTTGGAACACACCTTCGGGGCTTCTGTGACGGCCGACTGATGCAGCGTATAGTTGGTTCTGAAAAGGTCTGAACACGATTGTTTTGTTACTCCTTTGATTTGTTCCGACAGCGGAAAACTCTCGCTTGTCACGGTCAAGGAAGTTCCCATACCACAAAAAAGCGTTTGTGTGAATATACGAAGTTATCAAGATCATCATTAGATTAAGCTGTTCTTGGCTCATTTCAGTTTCTTCTGCAACTTTATAATGAATTTGAAAATCGTTCGGCCCTTCGGGAGTAGGGAAGAACTCGCCTTTAGCGAACAGTTTTTTGTTGATTTTTAGAGAGAATTTTCTTTCGAGCCCTTTCGATTCGACATATAGGACAGATTCAGGATTATCTTTTTTTCGTATTTCGCACTTGCGAAAAAAAGGTTCAGCTAAGGAACATTTCAGTCGGTCTTTTTCAGCCCATTCTCTAAGATAAAAGTAGGCTGATTCTTCAATGTATATGGTATTCAAGAGATGATTTCAGCTCCTTTTACATCGAGAAAAGTTACATTCGGATTTTCTGCTCCTAATGTATATTCATCACTTTCATCGTCTTTATATATTACTTCTGCAAGTCCGATGCATGAATTATATTCACGATAAGTGCTGACTACCTCATATGTGCCGTTATAATCATTAATCCATGTTCCCTTTTTAAGATTCTTGAAATCGGTAAATGTTCTGATTGTCATAGTGTTTTCTCCTTTCTGCCCGTCAAGCCGATAGCACAGCGATTAAGTATTATCACTTTTTATTTAATACCGTGTTTATTCATAAACTCGGTCACTTCTTTGATTTGCTGTTTAATCTTATTCACCTTTGCGGTATCTTCTTCCACCCACTTTCTGCTATCTTCGTCGCCGAAAAGCTCATAACATTTTTTGCTATCTGCTAATCTCTTTTCAGCTTTTGCTAAAACTTCGCCCCATTCAAATAGCGTTATTTCTCTTTTAGTGCCTTTCATAACTTGCATAGTGTTTACTCCTTTGCTTAAACATAGTCTGACCAATGGTCTTTGAAGAGCTCAACTGCTCTGTCGTAATCATCTGTATAGATTACTTTGTGGTTGGAATCCTCGGGAACATCTTCTTCAACGAGAACAGACTTCGGAACCCACATCGTTTTACGCTGATAACAACCAACATTAAGCATTGCGTATACGGCTTTTTCGGTCTCTTTTAAGATTGCAAAAACATAGCACATTGTGATGTTCTTGCCAAGCTCATTCGCTACCTTATTAGCGAACCAATCTTTTACAGTTATAAACTTATCGCCTGTTCTTGTCATTTGTGATATCCCCTTCCTTTATCTTGATTACATTATATCACGCATTGCGTGATATGTCAAGTGCTTTTTTAAAAATATTTTTAGAAAAAGTAAATATTTTTTAATCGCTTCAATTACTACAGATTTACTACAGACACAGTTTGAAAAGTCCGAAAGTGTCGATAAACACTGACTTTTTTCAAAACAAACCGCATGACTGTTAATCATGATGTCACTGGTTCGAGCCCAGTTGGGGGAGCCACAACAGAGTAGTCTTTTGACTACTCTGTTTTCTTTTTTATCTAAATTGGCTCAATTTCAATAGTTGTGGTAACCCGAAAAATAGAATATATGATAATCACAAGAGGCAGAGAATTATTCTGTCGCTTATTTTTTAATTATATTAAGGTGTAAAAACATTAGTTGACAAAATTAACTTTATGCGTTACTATGAAAATGTAGAAATTACACAAATCACAAAAATACAGTTTATAGATAAAGGAGGTAATTAATTATGAAAAAAGCATTTTTATTGTTCCTTATGTTAATAATAGCTTGTTTTATTATCATCGGCTGTAAAGACTCTTCAAATAACACCAATAATTCGAGTAATGCAAATGTTGGGGTGCAAAGAGATTTATCTGTGAATTTGGAAAAGAACTATAGCGTTCCCGATTCTGACAGCAATGTAATTGAACTTGCTTCAACCCCTGATGAACTTTATCAAAATGACCTTAAGAAATTAATATCAATATCGGATGATGTGATCCGTGTAACAGTTCAAAATGTGGCTTATACAAGCTATGAAGGCGTTGCTTGGACAAAATTAGATGTCCTGATAACTGATACATTAAAAGGAGATTTAAAAGTCGGAGATGTAATATCAGTATTTAATTTGGGTGGATATATTCCGCTTAGTGAACATATTGAAGGACATAATGATGCGTTTCGATTTAAAAATTTAAGTGCAGAGGAAATTAAAACGACTTTTCTTAAAGAAACAATTGACGGTGAAAAAACGGTTCAAAAGTCGGATGATTTGATACTGTGTTTAGTTCAAACTCCTAAGAATAGTCCGTTGCCGAACGGTGCATATGAAAGAGTTTCTTATACAGGTCAGTTATATGCTGATGGCGACAATAAATTTGTTCAGTTGATTACTGACAGTTCCGAAACAACAGAGAAAACATATTCCTATGACGATATCAAGAAAATGACAGAATAG